CAGGCACGATTTTCATACTCTTATCAGAACCCTTTGCCTTAATTCTCTTTTCTGCTTCTTCAATTTCAACTTCATGAACTGCTTTATATGCATCAGCAAAAGAATTGACAGAATCCCATCCTTGTTGATTCTCTTCAAAATGTGGGTTCTTCATTTGAGGACCCTTAGCAAGTTCCTTACGTGCCTTCTCATTATTCTTCTGACGTTTCTTCATGTCAGGTTCAAGATAAGTATCGTCCTTTTTCTTATCACCATTCATCTCAGCATAAAGAGAGTTGAGTTCTGCAACTGCCTTACGACTTGCGTGGATATCCATGAAGTTAACTTTTTTTCTTATTTTTATTTATGAAGTTTTTGATTTGTTTAGTTCCAGTCATCTTCATAGCATATCTACGGAACGAATCTGTTCCAACCTCTCTTTGACTAGCAGGCACACCAGACACCTCAGTAAACTCATTGAGATCACGGATCCAAGATTTAAACATAATGTTATCCTCGGTGACACAGATCAAGTGATTTGTGCCACGACGAGTAATCCTACCGATCAATCCATTGTTTAAACTCTCTACAACATCACCTAACTTAAAGATGATACCATTAATATAGTTTTCTCTGAGACCTTTCCAATCAAGTTTAGGTGCAATCTGCCATGTTTCAGTAACCTTCTTCTTACCCATCTTTTTAACGATGGTATTGAATAGTTTCTGAGCAGATTCGTCATCTAAGGCTTTGGGGACTCCCTTCTTAAACGCCTCGAAGTCTCCATCAGCAGCTGCTTTTCTAAGCTTAGAGGCAGACATGCCCTCGACACCCTCAGCATCGGGATCTCTTTCCCCCGCTGAGATAACGTTAATCTCATCAAAGTCGTATAGTTCGCCGTTATACTTAGTTGCGAGTTTTTCAAACTCTCCCTGTCTATCAGCACCAACCATGATGTTGACACTACTGTATCCGTCCTCATTTGCTTTCTTTAAAACGTCAAATATGCTACGCATACCATCGTCATTCACAATCCTTTCATCGTGTGTTGGATACATCTTTCTCATGTACGAAATCTTTTCGTCAGGTGAAAGAGGATTCTTCTTAGGATCTTCTGAACGCGATGGATATATCTTATAATCCCCACCCTTTGCTTGGCGCTTTGTGGCGTCCAACAATTTCTCATGCCCAGAGGTAGGAGGATTGAACCTTCCAAATGCAATAGTAAGAGCCTCACCCTCTCTTTCCTTTGCACTCTCAGATTCTTCTTCACTAGAAGAAGTGTTTGTGTCAGGTCTTGGTTGTTCTGCTTTTTTCTGGCCATCTTCTGGTGTGGCAGCACGTTTTTGTTGCGGTGCTGGATCTTCTTTTCCTGGATCTTTTCCTTTGCTTAGGAGGAGATCACCTTTATAAGTCCTACCTTTATATGAACCCTGACGATCATACCAATTTCCATGTCCATCCGATACCAATCCCATACGCTTCGCTTTTTCAACGGCGCGTGAGATGACTGCTTCTTGGATGAATGATGAAAAACTTTTCATTTAAGTATCCTTCTTAACTATTATTTATTAGAGAGAGTGTTTTCCAAATGCCGAAGCTCTTCTAATCTTTCTTCACGAACTTGATCTTTTGTCTTTGGTTTAGGTTTTTTAAAAAATCTTGCTGCTGATTTTTTGTTAGGGTCAGATACATTAACCGTTTTATTCTTAGGATCATCACCAAATACTTTGCCGTAAGTAGCAGGTTGCTTTACATCTTTAAATGTTTTTGGGTCAGACAACTCAATATTTCTTGCAAGAATTTTCTTAACTCTTGAAGTCTGTTTTTTGTTCTCAGGAAACTTCTCATCCATGTAGAGTTCATGGTGCTTATTAATTAAAGTGTTTCTAAGTTCCTTCTCTCTAAGAACCTTCTCATCTGGTGAAAGCATCATAATCTGAACTTCAATTTCAAAGTCCATGATGATCATTTTTTTGACCATCTTAGGGAGGTAATAAAAATAATTATAGATAAGTTTTAGTTGGTCAGGTTTGGACTCAGGTTTCTTTTGATTTTTTTTCTTCCATTTTTCAAACAAAGTCTCTTCCCTCATGGGTTGAAAATTAGAACCTAAGTTTTTCGCACCACCAGGAATCACCGTCTCAAAATGCACTACCGCATCATCTTTTCCAGGAAGAAGAGATTCTCCACCCGAAGCAACAAGTCCGGCACCTGCACCAAGTGGACCTAACTGATCGAAGACCGTTTGTACTTGTTTACTTGCCCCCTTTCCGTCTCCACCAAGTGCGTTTACAATTGCCTCTGCTGTATCAGCCACTTGCCCAACAGTATTGCTCTTTCCTGTAACTGGATTTTTAGTGAAAGGGATAGGACTATCCTTAATATCTTGGCTAGGACCGAACCCATATCTGTCTTTAATTATAATATCACCACCTCGTATCTCAATACCTTGAATGTTATTATGGGTTGCTTTTAGTCCCAAGTTATCACTAGTTGATGTAAACTGATTGAGGTAGTTCTTTAAATTTTCCTCTGGACTCTTGGTAGGATCACCATCAATGTTGGGATCATAAGTGTTTACAGCATTTTGTAATGCATTCATGGAACTGTCAGACAGATTTGTCTGAACTGGATTTGTCGAAGATCCCCTTTCTCCCTCTTTAATTGTGGGTCTTCCTCCATCAGACGATGGTTCAATATTATTCAAAGCTCGATTAAGTGTAAGCGTGTCCTGTACTTGTGACAAAACAGTCGTACCATCACCGATGCCAGAGGTGAAATCAGTGAAGGCATTTTTCCTGTTTTCATACCCCTGATTCATAACCTGATTCAAACTTTTTCCCTCTCTGATTGCTGCATCACCACCACCATCTTTAAACTGTTCCATTTCAGTAGGTGACATTCTGGTAAATCCAGTTGGATCTCCATTTTCATCGTATCCTAGTGGAATCAATGGGCGATCATCATTATCATCCTCTGGTGGTGGAGGAGGTGGTGAAAGTGGGTTATCCTCTGGTGGTGGAGGAGGTGGTGGAAGTGGATTATCCTTTGGTGGAGGAGGTGGAGGAAGTGGGTTATCCTTTGGTGGAGGAGGTGGTGGAAGTGGGTTATCCTTTGGTGGTGGTGGAGGAAGTGGATTATCCTTTGGTGGTGGAGGAGTATTACCACCACCTTCACCGGGACCACCACCAAATCCACCTATGAAGTTTATGAGATTTTTGCCAAAATCTGTAACAGGTTTTACAATCTTAATAATGTTTGACACTGGTCCAGAATAATAATTTGGATCACCAAGGTCAGTCCTTTTAATAATCTGAGTGACCCTAGGTGGTTCAGATCTTTGACCTGGATTGGTTGCAAAGTTTGGATTGCCCGTGCCAGGGACATACATCATGTATTGGTATAGAGCTCTGGATGCTAATGGGTCACTATCGTTACTTGTGCCAGCAGGATAGTATGCAGATCCACCATAACATTGTCCAAACAAACAATCTAAACTTCCCCAAAGGTTAATTGGTTCAACTGATAAATTTTGAGAACCTATATCATTAATCCATTCAAGAAATGCTGTTTGAAGTGGGGTATAAGGTCCAGGTGTAGTGTATGCACCAATTTGCACTATAAAATTCACTCCTTCTTCTCCTAACCAAAAATATCTTGTAGAAGCAAGTGCTCTACCATCATAAAGAATTGCAAGAGGTATCTTCCCACCAAAATTTGTATAGTCTGGATCACGACGTTCGTTGCCATCAGGATAGATCACTCCCGGTAAAGGATACTTAGCAATTTTTCTATCCAAAGCATCTACTATCGTCAGTGTGCTCGTGACAGGAGCATTTTCTGGGTTGCCATCACCCTGATCAGGCCATGCAAAATCAGCTGATCCGGCATCTCCAAGAGGGGCAGGACCCATTATCGGAGGAATAAATCCTTGTCCATCATTTTGGGAAACTTGTGTATAATATCCAGTCGTCGTCATTGCTTCATCGAGATCTTTGATCTTCTGATCAATCCCAATAAGAGGAGTCCTATACCTTTTTACTTTACTAAATGTACTCATGTCAATAAATTTTTACAAATGGTCCGTTAGATGATCCAAACTCTTTCTTTGCCCCATAATAAAGAACCCGACACCAGTCTTTCATTTTTTTCTTCTTGGCAATCTCAACCCAACAGTTTGCCCACTCCATAGCAATTAATTTTGAAGAGAATCTACCACCAGAACTCCTATCAGATTCCGCAGTTTCATATATGATAGCATTATCTAAAACATCAGAGAATAAATCCCCAATCTTCTGTCCATCTTTGTAAACTGCAACCTCACCAAAGTCAACCATATTACTATTCTTTAATTTATTATATAAATCAATCCAATATCTTTTATCGGCATCAGTCCATTTACCAACAGGAGGAATATGTTGATGTTTTGTAGCAGATGATGGTCTTGTCATATTCATACCACCAAAGAATTCATCAAGAGCAACACTTGACACCTTTCCTAGTTTAGCACCAGCGTCTTTTCCCTTAGGAGTTAAATCTGTCTGTACCAAATTCCTCGCTTTTGAATATTGAAAATTTCTAGATTGTCCATGAATCTTTCCACCTGTCTTACTTTCAATATCAAATCCCAGTTCACCAGTATCAAAGAGGTAATTTGTCTTCTTGCCAAGAGTCAAGGTGCATTTAATAGAACCGGGTACAAGATCTAGATCCACTCTCGCGGACTTTGTGCCGCCAACATTTGCAACTTCAACACTTGCAGTTTTTTTAGTTTTGGTGATTGCTTTCAAAGACACGCCAATCAATACTTTCTCTTTAAGAGTCTCTTTCATATAGGCGTTGAGGAGAGCAAGCTTTGCTTCTTTACTCATCCCATCAATATTAGTCAGTTCCTTTATCGTTCCCTCTACTGTTCTCTTCATATTTTTCTTCACCATCACAATATCCATAGGATTCCAACGATCCTTTACACTAACACCACACTGTGATTTTGCAATGTTTTCAATATAAGGCATAATTCCACTGTCTCTGGAATAATCGTATCCCTTTGAAGACCCAAGAAATTTTTTTAAAGCGGTTGCTTGCTTCTCATAAGTTGATTTCCACTCAGCGTTATAACCATCATACACTTTCGTCATAGCAGAATCAGTCGGAAGTTTTCCGGTCTCTATAAAAGACTCAAAGAAAACTTTCGATCCGTTTTCCTGCTTTGCAGTCTCTATCGCGTTCGTCGCCATAGCACATTTTTTAACTATTTAGACTCTTCCTCTTCCTCTTCCTCTTCGTCTTTCTTCTTATTAAAACCAAATGGACCAGCTTTATCTTCTGATCTATTCTTCATAGCAACACCAGCAAGAGACTCCATAATTTTAAGGATGTCTTTTGCCTCAGCATCTTCACCAAGTTCTTTGGCAACATACCAATACTTAGGCCAGAATTCTTCACCGGCAATAAGATATTCATTAAGACTAATTGGTTTCATTTGAAATACCTATCCATTCTAAGTTTAACATAATACATTCCTAGTAACCATAAGGAGAAAAGGAATCCTTCTCCATAAGTCATAGTGTTCCAGGCATTAACTGCACCATCCATTAGAGATCTCCCTCTACACGATTTTCAGAATAGTGAACATCAAACTCGCCACCAGGATAACGTGCTTTGAGTTTTTCTACATTCATAGCAAGAATCTCATCAAATGAAGTATCAAGTGCCATACATGCCTGAGCAAGATACCAACAGATATCACCCAGTTCACGTTTCATATGAAACACATTGTCTTCATTATAATCCTTTCCTTGGAAGATAATCTTCTTTACAACCTCAGTAAACTCACCTGCCTCTGCTGACAATCCAAGAGCAGCAGTCAGGAGTTGAGTAACATTCGTATCATCTTCAAGTTCAAGTTTGTTAGTACGAGAAAGGAAGGCAGCATAATCCAAAGATGGATCACTAGTAACTTCTCTTACAAATTCAACGTACTTTTCTGTATCAACGAAAGGTCTTTCAGTATCAATCATTAGAAATTAAGGGTAGAGAACTTTTTCTTCAAATCAGTTTTATCTTCATAAGTATACTCCTCATCCTTGCCATTGTCAAGGATATCATTCTGTGCGGTTTGCTCACAGTCATACAATCTCATCTTGGCACGATCAATACCAACTACAAATCTCTTATGTACGTTGTTATCATTGTATCGATTCTTCAATTGCTTCACCATAATCTGTCCCAACTCTTCCAATTCCTCTGTTGAAATAAGGGCAAACATAAGATCAGCAGTAGCAGGGAGACCAAAGGACTCACTAGTATCAGTAAGCTCAACATCACTGCTACCATAACCAGAACGAGTGGTCTGGGTGGCAGATATGATAGGGACGTTTGCTTCGACAGCAAGTCCTCTAAGCTCCTCAGCAATCGACTTAACAAGAGTATAGGAATTGATATTGGAAGACCCCTTGTAACGTGAAGAGGCACAAATATTGAGATAATCCACGAATATAATATCAGGTCTAAAAGATTTTTTAAGTGCAAGTTCGTTAAGAAGTGACTTAAAATGTCCACTGTGAGCACTAGCAGTTGGGTATTCTTTAATGATTAACTGACCCTGAGTTTTCTTAGAGATAGCGTTGACCTTCGTATCAAAGATTTGTTTAGGAAGGTCAACGAGATCTTGAATATTTGTATTCAATAAGTTTGCGTCAATTCGTTCAGCAATTTTCTCCTCTGCCATCTCACATGTAATGTAGAGTACGTTCCTGCCCTGCATGAGAGCGGAACTAGCGACGTGGCACATGAATAAACTTTTCCCGACACCTGTGCCAGCAAGAGCGATGTTGAGAGTCTTATTAGGGAGCCCACCTTTGGTAATTTTGTTAAGATATTCAAGGTCAAACGGGATTTTTTCTTCTTTTCGATGATAGAGAGCATAGCGTTCTTCGTAATCTTCTAAGTAATTGTGTCCAACATGATTATCAAAAGACACTGCTAATGCATCAGATAAGATAGAAGGGATGGCATCACGGCCTTTCCTTTCATCCTTACCTTCTGCAAGAGCAATGGATTCCATGAGCGCCAGATATATAGCACGATCACGGCACCATCTTTCTGTGGTATCTAATAACCAAAAGAAATCAGCAGGTTCTTTGTCCAGATATGAAAGAGTTTGACTAAGTTCTTTGAATGTTTGCTCATTCAAATCCTCTCGGTTTTCTATCTCAATAGATACTGCTTCTCTTGTTGGTAGTTGATCGTATTTAATGATGAATGTAGAGATTTCTTCATACAAGATACGACTTGGTTGGTCCTCAAAGTATTCTTTTTGAATAAAAGGAATAACTTTTCGTGCATACTCTTCATTGTGAATAAGATTTTTGAGAACTAGATTCTCAACTTTCTCCATAACTAAACTCCTTCTTTGCAATTTGATCCAACTTTTCCATTACCTCTGGGGTAAAATATTCATCAGGATCTTTCAAGATTGCCTTGGCATAGACCTTCTTGCCATTGATTTCATAGCGACCTGCTACATTTTTCCAAAGTCCTCCAATCTCACCGAGTTCAAGAAGACCAAAATATCGATCTAGGCCACGCTCATCATAATACAGACGCACCGTAACAACTTTATTTTCTTTACTTAAACGCGACTTAGCAGTCTTTGCTTTGATAAGGTTTCCGACAACTTCCGTTCCATCCTTTTCTTTCTTTTTACTGAGATGAATAATAGTAGAAGAGGCATATTTAAGACCAGAACCACCTCCCATCTCCTTAGTAGGAACATAAGCACCGATGACATCGTAGGTATGATTGGTAACAATCATTGGAATGTTTGCTTGACCAAGTTTGAGTGTGAGCATACGGAATGCTCCTTTCACCAGTTGGGATTTGGTCATGTCCCGAACTTGTTTATCATCTAACGCATCACGGATCTCCTTCTCTGTGGAAAGCATTCCCAGAGAGTCTAGCACAAATATGCAAGGTCTGCGCTCATCAAGAGGTTTCTTTAAATATATATCTACTGCTTTAAGTGCAGCTTGCCTAAACTGCTCAACAGTAACCACTTCCAGACGAACAAAACGACTTGCGTCTATCCCACGACTCGTAAGTAAAGACCTGTTAACAGCTGCCTCGGTGTCAAAATATAAGCAGTACCCATCAGGATTAGCATCAAGAAAATTTTTGACAACAGCGAGAGAGAAGAAAGTTTTGCCAGTAGAAGACTCGCCAGCAATGGCAGTAATCTTATTCCCAGAACAACCACCAAATATACTACCTGATATGAGTCCGTTAAGAATGAACGAACCCGTGTCCACGTAAGTTTCTGTGTCGTCGATGTCTGATCCAAGTTGGGTAAACTCATTACCTATCTCTTTTACAATCTCTTTTAAAAAATCCATTACAATACAAAACCAAACTGTTCCCGCGCAATTTTTTTATATGGACCGTGCGGGTGATC